TGAGTCAATTCTTAAATAAAAATTATAGTGAAGTATTGGAAAAGTCAATAGAAAAATCTAAAAACAAACTTGGAAGATAACAATGGGATTAAAAACAGATTTATTAGATGCAGTATTATTCGCGTCAGCTGATGTTGGTATGGAAGAACCACCTGATATATCAGATGGTAGTTATCCAGAAAGATTAGCCCATTATCAGACAGAAGCTATAGTTAATTTTTTAACATCCGTTGAATTTAGAATAACTAAATTAAATGCTCCTGTTGTTGTTGAAGAATTAAAAACAGGTGATTTACCAGTAAATATCGAATTAGAAACTTTATTGGGTGAATATCAACCTATTTTAAAAACATTAAAAAAATTAGGTGACCCCCTTGGCCTTGGAGCGGCTATTGATTCTTTAGAGGGTGAAATAGAAAAAGCCATTGCGCCACTATTAGAGGGTGGAGCTAAACTACCTTTTAATTTAGGTAAATCAGGTGGAGGAGGTGGTGGTGGTTTACAATCTAAAGGGTATGTAATGATTGGTGAAGATCCAGATTCACAAGACAATTTTAATGTTGATGATGAAGATGGACAAAGAGAATACACAACTGTAAAATTAATTAGAGAAGATATTGAGGAATTTTTATAATGGCTATTAGAGATACATCAAGAAAACCATATATTCAAGATAATGATGAGAATGTCAAAGTTGGTATTGATTTACCGATTCGTAGAGGTGATGATTTAGATGGATTTTTTGCAACTACTTCAACAACCATTGAAGCTGTAAAAAATAATATAAGAAATTTATTATCTACTAATGAAGGTGAAAGATTTTTTCAACCCAACTTAGGTTTAAATTTAAGAAAACTTTTATTTGAACACATTACAAATGAAAATTTAATTGGTGTACAAGACGCTATATTAGATAAATTAGCTTTTTGGTTACCTTTTGTAGAAGTGAGAGATATTCAAGTTTTGAATATTGAAAATGATTCTAGTATTAGAAGTAATGAAATTAGAGTTAAAATAATTTTTAATATTAAACAAGACCCCAATACTTTAAATTCAGTAACATTAGACTTTTTAAATGATGAAATTGTAACTGATGCTGAAGGTAGTTTAACAACTGGTGGTGGATATTAATTGGAGATAAAAAATGCCAACATATGGTGAAAACAATTTTAAAGAATCAAATGTAAATTATTTAAATAAAGATTTTGCATCATTGAAAACATCATTGATGAATTATGCTAAATCTTATTTTCCAGATACATATCGTGATTTTAACGAAACGTCACCTGGAATGATGTTATTGGAAATGAATGCATACGTTGGTGATGTGTTATCATTTTACATAGACCAACAATATCGTGAGATGTTATTACCATTAGCTGAAGAAAGAAGAAACATAATCACAATGGCTAAAATGTTTGGTTATAAAGTTAAACCAATTGTTCCAGCATATGTTGATTTAACCTTTACAGCTAATGTACCATCATCAACAGGTAACCCTTCAAAAGTAGATTATTCTAGAGCTGGAGTATTTGATCAGGGTATTCAAGTTCCTTCAAGTACATCAGAAGTTACCTTTACTACATTAGAACCAATTGATTTTAAAATATCTGGTTCATCAGATACTGAAGTAATAGGTTCAACCGATGATGCTGGAATAGCGTCTACTTACACTTTATCAAGAACTGTAAAAGCTATAAGCGCAACTGAAAAAACACTTTCGTTTCAAGTAGGAATACCTGAAAAATTTAAAACACTTACCATACCTGATACTAATGTTATAGATATTATTTCTTGTGTGGATTCAAATAATAATAAATGGTATGAAGTTGATTTTCTCGCACAAGATAAAGTTCCGATTGAAAGACATTATACAGATGATATAAATAGAAATTCAGCATATGCTGACGATGAAGGATTACAAATGTCAGATGCTGTTCCATATGCATTGGAATATATTAAAACACCAAAGAGATTCACACGTGAAACAAATAATGACAATACCACCTCATTGGTATTTGGTAATGGTGTATTGAAAAATGGACAATTGGTTGATGATGGTTTTATAGATGTAGAACAACTAGGGATTACTATTCCAGGACAAACAAATAATTTAAACTCATCAATCAATGCTCAATTGGGTGATTTTTACTCAACTCTCGGAGAGACACCAAACAATACTACTTTAACAATTACTTATCGTGTTGGTGGTGGATTAAAAGCAAATGTTCCATCTGGAGACTTAACAACAACTCCAGTATTAGAAGCACAGAATGGTCCTTCAGGATTTAATTTACTTAGTGTAAATAATTTTACTCCAGCGGTTGGTGGAAAAAATCGTGAAGAAATTATAGAAATAAAAGAAAATGCTAGAGCGTTTTTCACAACACAAAATAGGTGTGTAACTAAAGAAGATTATGAAGCTAGAGTTATGAACCTACCTTCTAAATTTGGAAACATAGCTAAAGCATATGTTGCAAGGGGTGGTGGTGATAGAGATTATGATGAGGGATTTACCTTATCTGGTTTAGAAACGTTTAATCCATTTGTTGCAGCTTCGAATAATTTAGTTAATCAATTTAAAAATGTTGAAAATATGTTAAAAACATATGTTTTACAATATCAAGAGTTTGGTTCTGTTGCTGACTTACTTGCAAATATAAATAATTTAATGCTTTCATTTGAGGATTCTGGTATAAATGGACAGGCAATATCTTTTTTTAATTCAAACAAAGAATTATTTGAAAAAGAAGCTTCTAACTTAGTTTCTACATTAAGTACAATTAATATTTATATTTTAGGTTATAACAATAGAAAACAATTAATTGGAAATCCTGATGCGCAATCCATGTTATTGAGAAATAATGTTCCAGGTGTATTGAAACGAAATATAAAAAATTATTTAGAAAATTTTAAAATAATGACAGATTTTATAACTATACAGGATGGTTATATTGTAAACTTTGGTGTGTTTTTTGATATCATAGCTGAAAAATATGCAGATAAACAAAAAGTTAAATTTAGATGTATTGATAAAATAAGAGATTATTTTAGAATTGAAAAAATGCAATTCAATCAACCAATTTATAAAAGTCAATTAGAATATGAATTAATGGGAGTTGAGGGTGTACGTTCAATTGGTCATGTTACTATTTCACAATTTAAAGATTATTTCTTTGAAGATGAAACAGTTGAAAATCAATTTACAAGACAATTATTTAGTTATTCTTTCGATACTGATTTTGAACCACCATCAATGCAACAGACTGAGGATTTAGGATATGGATATAAATATGATTTTTCAAGAGCACTATCGGATGATGGTACAATCATACTTCCACCAAAATTATCAACACCAACGGTTTTTGAGTTAAAAAATCCAAATCAAAACATTAAAGGGAGAGTTAGATAATGCATCATTTTATTTTTCCATCACAAGACACTTGGATTTCAAGTGGTTCAAATACAATAACAGGTGAATCTTTTAGAAACCAAAACTTTGGAAGAGACCAAATACTTGAAGTTAAAAAGTTTTTTTTCAACAGTTCTTTTAACCATCAAACAAGAGCATTGGTTAATTTTAATGGAACTGAATTTACAGAGATGTCAAAGTCTGTGGCTGATGGAACAATAGCTTCTGATGCTAAATATTATTTAAGACTTTATGAAGCTGAGGGTAATGCAGAGTTAACTGAAGAGTATACATTAGATATAAAACCAATATCACAATCTTGGACTGAGGGTACAGGTAAGTTTGAAGACAATCCAAAAAACACAAATGGATGTAGTTGGGAAAATCGTAGTAATCCAATTGGAGGAACTGCAGTGCCTTGGACCACACCTGGTGTAACAGTGTTAAGTGTTAGTTCATCTACACAAACTTTTTCAAATCAATCACCTGATATAAATGTAGAAGTAACCGATATGGTAAATATGTGGTTGGAAGGTAGAGAAGAAAACTATGGAATGTTAGTCAGATTTTCAGGTAGTCAAGAAACTGATAGTGAAACATTTGGACATTTAAAATTCTTTTCAAGAAACACACATACGATATTTTCACCACGACTGGAAGTTCGTTGGGATGACCATTTACCTTGTACAGGTTCAAACACAGGTTCATTAAATGAATTAACAATGAGTGGATTAGCTGATAACTTTTTATATATGAAAGGTTTAAGAGAAAGTTATAAAGTAGGTGAAAGAGTAAAGTTTAGAGTTGGTTGTAGAAAAAGATATATACAAAAAACATTCTCTACATCAGTTCAAACCGTAACTGGTTCATTTATAACTGAAGGCAGTGGTTCATACGCTATTAAAGATGTCGCTACCGATGAATTTATTGTTCCATTTGAAGATTCAACAGGAACAAGTTACACACAATTAAGTTGTGATAGTAATTCAAATTATTTTATTCAATACTTGGATGGATTCTATCCTGATAGAGTTTACAAAATATTATTTAAACTAAAATATAATGATGGACAAGAACAAGTGTTTGATGATGATTTTGAATTTATAGTTAAGAGGAAATAAATATGGCAGTTTCAATTGAAGAAATATTTGATAAGATAGCGACAGCACTTATTGAAAATCCAATAGTAAATAAAAAAGTTGTTAATAAGAATCAGTTAACAGTTAATTCTGGTCAACTTAAAATTGGTAGAGGTATTAATGATAATTTATTATTATATCAAAAAGATGAAAAAGCTAATGAAAGTGATTTACTAGCTGAAATAAATATATCAAACGATAGTGAGATAGAAAATTTTGTTAGTGTTATAAGTGTTGTAGCTAGTAAGGTTATTAACATTAATAATGTTATTGTTGAGATAGCAACATTGAGTGGTGGTGAGTATATTATTTCAATAAGAGAAATTGGAAATCCATCTGTTGATACACTTTTATCTGACGTTATATTTAAATCAATTACTACAAATGGAAACGAAGAAATTGTAAATCCCTTAAATGTAAGTCAATTTATTCCATTAGAACAATCATCATCGATTGTTAATATTCAACAAGCTGAAGAATTTCTTGATACAAATATTTTTGAATTACTTCCAAGTGGTGATTCAAGACAATCAAGAATAATTAGATTCTTTCAAGAATTAAATGCATTACTTCCACCACAACTACCTGAATTTGATTTATTTGATTCATTGGGTAATCCAAATCCAGATGGGAGTGTTGATAGAGGTGTTGATGGAACTTGGACTGGTTCACTTGACTACAGTAAAAATAATAGTATTTCATATGCACAAGATAATCAAGATGGAAACATTGATGAAGAAGACGCATTTATTCATAGATTGAAGTCAACAGCTAATGACACAAATTCATCAAGAACTATTGAAGATATTTACAATACAATACTTCCTTATTTAACTGATATATTAGAAGACCCAACTGAATTAGAAGATATACCAACTTATCAAAATAAATCAAGTGGATATTTAAAGTTTAGAAATTTAAATCAAGGTATTATTATTCGTAATACAAATCAAGACTTTATTGAAGGATTAGACCCAAATAATTTAACATATTTAAATAGGTTAGATGAAAACGGAGAAATAATAACTACTGGTACTGGTTTTACAATTACAATGTGGGTAAGATTTTTAGATAAAGTATCAGAGGGAACATTGTTTAATTTTGGAAATCCAACAAGAGATGAAAATCCATTTGGGTTCAAATTAGAAACTTTTGTATTGAATAAAGATGATGAAACATTTTATCCCCCACAATATGATTCAGAAGGTAAATTTACAACTTGGGGAAGTACTGTTGAAAATATTAATGATTTAAATAATCAAGGGATTTTTTCAAACTCAAATACAGCTAGATTTGTAAGACTACAAGTTAGAGAAGAAGGTAATTTGAATATGAATGTTAGAGACTCACATATAGGTAATTCTGTAAGAAAAATTTCTTGGAGTTATCCAGATTTTCGATATAGAGATGGTATAGAAGCTTCAATGAATTTAAGATTAATAAATTCAACTTTTATTCCAGAGGATTTTAATGAATGGTATTTCATATGTGCCTCATATAGTCCAAATATTATTGAACCAAGAAAAATAGATGAGGAGGGTGGTAACCCTAATGATATTTTACCTGATATGTATGTAACGTATCAGAATAATAAAGAATTTTGGATGAATCATCGTGACCCATTTACAGGTACGTTAGTACCTAATTCAGGATATGGAAATAAATGTAAAGTAGAAATAATATCACGAAGTGACTTATTAAGAGCTCGTGGTTTTAAGGTATAGATTATGGCATTCATTGATGAACAAATATCAAGTGGATTTGGTGTAGAAGGTGTTATAATTAAACAAACACTTTTTAAATCTGTTGATGTATTCTCAGCAATAAATGTACAAACTAGCTCTTTCCAAAACACAAGACAAAGTTTAGAAAGTTTAAATCAAGACGGTAGAATTGAATTAGGTATGTTTTATTTTAATGATGATAATTTAGCATCAGATAATTTTCCCGACATATTAAGTTTACCATTTTCTAGTATATCTAAAAGAAATTTAGTA